ACATGAATATCCTCTAGTATCTAAATAGGCCAACATCAATTCCCTCTAACTCAGCAGATGATGCCAACTTTGATGGTCTTTGATTTGGTGTTGAAAGAAAGGCAAAGTATTGAAAGTTTTTCATATTATCTTCAATAAAAGATGCTGGAACTTTATAGTACCTTGCTTTAATGCCTCTTTGCTTTAAGCTTTTTTCAGATAGATTGCAAAACTCTGCAGTAAAAGAATTAATATTTGCTGGCCCTACTGAATACAGGTTAAATTCTCCATCATTAATATCAGATAGAGCTACCCCCATTGCACGCAAAAATACATTATAGTTTGAGAACTCTTTTGTCCCCTGGACAACAATATTCATTACGATCCTTCTGTTAGGTTGTCTAATATATATAACATCTTATTTAAATCCTTGCTAGACATTTTAAAAGCATCAATAGGTCTAGAAGATTCTTTATTGACTTCTCCATCAACAATATCTGCTTGATAAAATACGTTTCCGATTACCCAGTACGCATTGTTCTCAATGATAGCAACATGAACATACTCTTCTTCATCATCCACTTCTTTCAAGTCCTTTACTATTGTGTCAAATGCTTGATCTAGTTTATCTAATCTTGAAATAAACCAGTACTCAGCAACGATGGCCCAAAGAAATCCTAGTGATGGATTTACTGTGAATAAAACAAATGGTACTAAAGCCATCACGCTCAACTCCTTATCATTAATTTTATCAGAGATTTATTATTTTGTCAATATTTTATTGAAATGCTGATCCTTGCCAAATTTTTTTAGCTTTTTCTCTTTCTGTTATCTTCTTTGACCATGAGAATCCTGCATCTCCACCCCATGCATCCCACATGATGCGACCATTAGATGGATTAGATGTATTATAGAAGTCTTTTCCTTTTTTGTCTACTTCATGACGAGAGAAGAAGGAGTACATTCTTTTGACTGTATCAAGGGACATGGATCTACCAGAAATAATATCAGTTGCTCTGCCCCATCCTACAGGAGTTCCTGCACCAGTTGCCTTGCCCTCTTCTTTCCATTTAAGAGCTCTTCTGGCTGCTGACTTCATTCCATCAGTTGGCTTATACGTATCAGCCATGCTTATTAAATCCCATTCTTGGATTAAATGTTCCAGACCAAAGACTCTTTTTAACAGAGAGGGTCTCCATTTTATGTCCAACCATTCTTCCAGTTGGCTTTCCATCTCTATAAAGTTCAATGACCACTGCTGGATTGTCTTCTGTTCCTGTAATGGTAAAGTCAGAATCTGGAACTTTGTAGGAACCACTTCTAACGACTCTCTTTACCTTTCCCTCTGCTCTTCCTCCAGAGGAGTTCCAGGAAACCATCTGACCGACTCGAACGGTTTCAGCTTTCAAAATATTTTCCATTTCATCCTCTTCCTCTCCTTCTTCGTCTTCCATTTCTGGCATGACGTATCCATCTGGAATTGCAGCGAGTCTACACTTCCCCATAGGCTCTACTTTATAGGACAGGATGCCACACCCCAAAGTCTCTGGATTAAAGAATGAACAGTTTGCACACATGACACCAATCTTTGCGTCTTCGTTGTCATCTCCTGATTCATACCCCACCCAAATGCTAGAGGTTCCAAGATCAAATGGTCCATATTTTTCTGCTATAGAAATAAGAGCGTCATGAAAAGCTTTTTCTTCTTCAGCAAGTTTTGCATAAAGCTCTCCGCGATACTTTTCAAATTCAGGACTAACTGACTTAGAAGCTTCTGGTTCTGACGCATAGAGTGCAGCTAATTGTTTTTCTGCTGAAGCTTTAGTTTCATGACAACCAGATAGTTCATCAGTGCCTTCTTTGAAAACTCCATACCCAGAGCATTGAGGAGTTTTTTCTCTAATCTCCCAAGGCATGATTATCCAAACAACTTTCTGTGTGCCGTCCTGCCATAGGCTCCTTCTGGAGAAATGTTATTCCATCCATTTGACTTCTGCCAAGCATCAACGGCTTTCCATGGATATCCCTGCTCATACTCTACTGGAACTCCATTAAAGAATCCTAGATCTGCCAATCTGCATGAAAGTCTCCACACTGCTTTGTTCTTTAGATCTTCATCATTCATTGCTCGCATGATATTGTTAAATTCTGGAACTATTCCGTCCCATAGCTTTTCGGAAACTGGCTTATTCTCAAAAATTGGAAGATTAAATTTCTTACCATCATAGTCTGCTTTATTTGTAAAGCTAATATGTATGTGATGAAGGTGACCATATCCCGATCCACGAAAATGCCAATTGTTTGCAGTAGCAGATGCTACCTGACCTTCATAAACAATGTGGGCAATTCTTCCACCGTCTTTTCCTTCACGACAATATGTTGCAAGCTGCTCTGCAAACTCTTTAGCAGTTGTTCCTTTTTTCCACCCAGGACCAAAGGACTCATCTAAATCAATCGCATGAACGATACCTTTTGGATCTGGATTATGATAAGAGCCTTTACCATTTGTACCCCAACCATCGCGTGATGCATGTGCTGCATCTCCTACCCATCCATCAGAAGACTTATTTCTGTTGGGCCACTTTTTATTTACTTGATCTCTAAGGGTTACCCCTGCTGCACAAAGTTTTGCCATTATAGTGTCTCCCAATCTATATCTGATTCGTCTTCTTTTGTTAGGTCTTCTTCAGAAAAAACCTCTACCACCTCTGAAGATGTAATTGCATCTAATACTTCCTCTGAAGGAACAACGGTTACTTCTTCTTCACTCTTGCTAAAAAAAATATCCATAACGAAATTATACCACCTTTACCATTCGCTGATATCTATTACTAGGTCTCCTGATGGGGCTCCATACTCAAGCTGAAGCTTATTTAAAACAGTTCTTATTGCACATCCAGGTCTTGGTTCTATGGAAGATGCAAACATCTCTCCGTTAATATATAGCGTTGCTGAAAAACGTTTTTTTGAAAGCTCCTTGATTATTATTTCCATCAATAAATTATATCACCCAAGAAGCAAAAAAACCGCCCAGGAAATCATTACAGAAAATATAGCAACCCCAAAGATTGCCCCCATTCTGTTTGGAGATTCTCCGTTTGATAGGTAAACCATGTTGCTTCCTAAAGAAAGCAAAAATAAAACTATTGTTGTAATTATGAATGCTGTCATGTGTAAAGTTTATCCCATCGTCTATTCTTTGTCAACTACATAAATCCCATATTTGATAAAAAGTCTCTTATTTCTTCTGGGGCTTTTGGTGGCTCTATTGTTCCTTCAACTTTTTCTCTTTTTATTTGTTCTTTGCTTATAGATCCCCAAGAATGTATTGATATCTCTTGGTTAAGATTGCGGCGTGTATGAGCAATTGCATTGTATACCGCCCCTGTAACGGCATCTGAGAGGTCTTTGCTGCCCTTTCTGGGGTGATCAACTTTCTTATCTGATACGATACGCAATTGACTCATCTCATCCAAAAGAATTCCAATGTGTGGCATCATTACACGATCTTCATAAATAAGCATTGCAAGATCCTCGTAGTGCTTCTTGCCTACAGACAATGTATCGGCTTCGATACCAACAGACTTCAACTCCTGCTGAATATCAAATGACTGCCAACGGTCAAAGGTAATCAACCCTATTTCAAATCCCTGCCTACGAAAATCAACGATCCAGTTCTTTACCTCTGAAAGATTAACTGGACCTTCTTTTCTTGGTTCCCACCAAACGATAGCATCAACAATTACAAGTGGGTGTATCTGTGTGTGATCGTTAAAGGTTCTTACTTCTACCCACTTGTCTACATGCGAGATTGCAACCGCGCACTTGTCATGCTTTTGAGCAAGGTCAGCATGAAGAAAGTAAACTGTGTCTTCTTTGGGTTGCCAAGCGGGTTCTATTCTTTTAAATGAATCTATTGGATTATGAAGACACATTGCCTGCTCAAGCTTTTCCTTTTGCTTAAAGAAGGCATCAGTCACATAGGATGGCATACAGGCAAAACGCTGCATAGCATCTGCATAGTCATCAACGAATGATCTTTCAAAGTCCTGAATACTTCTTGTTGGGTTAGCTTCCCACGTTGGCCTTTTAATAGCAAAGACTCCTGGAGTTCTATACGACTTTATGTGATCTTCTTCCCATTCAATAGTAAACTGATTCTCTGGAAGATCTGCTGGTAAGTCTGGATTAATAATAAAACTATGTTTCTTAATCTCAACATCTTTTTCAGCAACAACTTTGTCATAATGCTTAGATATAAAGTCCCCTGGATATCTTGGGAATGAAAGCAAGACTACCTTTCCATAGTCAGGAAAACGTGAGTCTACTGATGCACGGAAGGCTTTATAAATACCCTCACCAGTCTTAGCATTTTCGTTTCCAGATGCATTGTCCATGGCAAATCCAGAGATCTCATCAAGGATTGCTAGGATGAGGTTAAGTCCCTCATGACTCTCTCTTTCTGAGTGCCCTGAATAAACGGTGATAGCTTTATCAAATTCAATGTTATCTGCCTTTGCATCAAATTTTCCAGCAAACCACGGGGAACGATTAACTTTACCCTTAAACCCTTTAAAGAAAACATTCTTTGCTTGCTGGGCATTAATAGCAACGTTGATAATGTCAATAGCATCTCCAGGAGGCTTACCAAAGTATCGCGCAGGATCTTTTAGGCAAAGGAGTTTGTAAACCAAATAAGCACAGCCAATGGTGGAAGTGTGGTCTTTACCACTACCCTTTCCCAGTTGTAGAATAACTTCTCCCTTTGTATATTTTTTATAATGTTCACGACCTTCCTTATCTCCCATTATTCTAATTAAATCTTCTTCTTTATAAATTTGACTCATTGCCTCTACAAGATCTCTTTGAATCTGAGAAAGTTTTGGCTGATCCAAGTAATTTGAATCATGCAGGAAAGTATCTAGATCTACTGGATCTTCTTCAAAAGGTGAATCATCAAGTGCCCCAAGGAAGTCATCAAAATTAAGACTCAACTGTAATCACTTCCCCTTGACCAGATACGTCTGCAAGCCTTCTTGCTACTTCATTTCTACACCTTGGACACTCGCCAGAAACTTCCCTAAGAATTCCAACAAGTACATCTTGCTTTTGCTCTTGCTCTAGTAATTGATCTGCAAGTTCTTTATTTTCTAGCAACCCTGCTTTTTGTAGCATATCAATTCTTTTAGACTCAATATCCATAACAAGTTTAATCGCTGCAGTCTTTGCAGAAAGATTTGAGTTCTGGGTGGCCTCTTCAATAACCTCATATGTTTGACGAATGAGGTGGTTGTAGTGCTGGTCTGCACCAGCTAGGGCTTCTCTTGCTCTTATGCGTACAGCCTCATTGTTGGCAATCATCTCTCGCCATTCAGTAAGGAGACTCATGACGCGATTGCGAGGAATGTCAAGATCCTTGGAAATAGCAGATGCGTCCTTGCCCTTGATATATTCTGCTGCTACTTGGTTAACTTCTTCAAGATGTAAAACTATATCTCTACTGTCCACGCTTCTCCTTAATAGATAACAATTATAGCAGTAGTGGGACGAGTTGTTGTTACCTTAATTTTTATTTGGGTCTCGTCCCACCACGAACTACATGCAGCCAGAATTAAATTGATACCAGTGCTTCTTGCCAGCACCGTGTCTCCAGGCTGTAAAGAATGATCTATCTTGGTAGTATCTATTCCATTCATGAATTGGCTTATCTCTTAACTTTTTAATTTCCTTGGATAAACCATCATTGTTTTTCTTTGATTCTTTTAACATCATATGCGTTAAGGACACTCTCCAAAAATTATCTAAAAATTGGTATGCCCCTCTCGCTGACGATGTTTTATTTGCTGATTTATAACTGAAACGTGATTCACGGTACATGATACATTCTCTTGTATCTTCCCATTTTGAATCATACCATTCTCCTTTGTAAAGAGAAGGTTCATATCCCATCATGTCTTTAGCATCTTTTGATTTTGCCATTCGATACTCATGACTAGATTTTACGACTTGGTTTGTCGCAGTCGGTGCAGACTTAGCATACACCTGATTGGGGGCAGGCTCAGCGATTGCTGGTAAAGCTGTACTCATAACAATCACCATTCCTAAAATGCCTCCTAGCAGTTTCGTTTTCGTCATCTTTCCTCCTGACGGCAACAACATCCATATAGACTATCATATGAAATATATCTGAGTCAACCCTGTAGGTGATATTGTGACATTAGTCACTGTTATTGTTTTTTCTATTGTAAGTTCTTTCACGGTGACAGTTGGAACAAACTATGTCACACTTTGCTACTTCCTTTAGTATATCCTCAATTGTAAAATAATCTAACATCTGTCCGATATTCGAAACTTTATTTCCTCGTGCATGATCAAAGTCTAAAACATAGAATGGGTATTTTGTCTTACAGTCTATACAGCCAGAGTCTTCCTTCATCTTTCCAAGCATCTGATGAACTTCTCTTTTTTTTGCTGCAGTTCTTTTTTGAGGTTTTTCTTTTTGGTTTTTGCTACTGTCAAGAATGTTCGGCTGAGCATATCGTCTAAGCTTATCTTGAGCCAAAGCTATACAGTCCTTTTATTCTTTCTGCGCTTCTTTGGCATAGGCTTAATTCTATCAGGTCTAAAGGATCTCCATCCAGCAAGTTGCCCTCCAATAATTTGAAAGCAATCTATCCACTCTGCTCCGCTATCAATTCTTACAACATGTTCCTTAAACTTAAACTTTGATCCCCACTCACCATGAATTTTTATGGTTTCTCCAACTTCTATAACTCTGCCATCAGGCATTGTGTAGTTTGACTCTCTTTGATATAGGTGAGCGTTGGGGGATATCAATTCCTTGCGCTTAGCCATTTTGCACCCTAGCAATCTCTCTGTTGATATACCAAACTGCCTTCTCAAGGTCCTCTACTTTTCTACCTTTAAGTTCAGCTCTTAGTATATATTTTATAGCATTCCCTAAACAGAAACCCATGTGTTCTGTAATCTGAATAGTCTCTATTCCAGATGGATGAGATGTGTAGTGCGGGGGATGGTTTACCATGTCTGTCATTTTCTTAA